ATGAAGCTGAATATGCTGGATTTGCAGTTAACAATCCAGGGGCTACTGCACCAGTTGGTTCTCCCAACGGAATCACATACTCAGAACACGCAGGAATAGTAAGACAGATAACACCTCCTAGTGGAAGTCCTGATTGGTACAAAATATATCTGCAAAATCAACAGTTTAACGAAGCGATATTACTCGGACTTAGCGAAACTTTCAAAGGTAAACATACTCCTGTCGAATAATCAGCGATAAGTTATACTACAAGAATAGATACAATTTTTTATGTCACCAGTAAGAGCAATCGACAAACTAAAGCAAGCATTTAGTGTCGAAGAACGCAGTAGCTACTCCATTTTTAAAGGAGAAGAACTAATCCTAAAGATATTTTGGTCGCCTCTTACAATAGCTGATAGAGACACGATAAACAGTACACTAATAGCTATGAACAAAGGTCAGGAAGAAGGAAGTCTTGACTTTGCACTACAGGTTATTGTCACAAAAGCCGAAGATGAATCAGGTGTAAAGATGTTTACATCAGGAGATCTACCAGCACTAAGAAGAGAAATACCTCTATCTGTCCTACTGGACATAATGACTAAGATGCAGGGAGTGGGCGAGGGGGAAAGCCCCGATGCCGTAAAAAGCTAAACTAAAAAAAGATAATTTTATATACTTACAGTTTTTTATCGCAGAAAAACTCGGCTACACACATAGAGAAGTCCGAGAAAAAATGTCGGTCCAAGAACTGTATGCTTGGAACGCTTACTTTGAAATAAAATCTGAAAGAGAAGAAGAAGCCTACGAAAAAGCAAAAAGGCAAGCCCAAGTTCGTAAAGTACGCTAAACTTTTAATATCTGACTCAAATTTGCGGTGGCTGCGTCAAATTACAGCGTAAATATAAAACTAAATACTACAGCAGCTAAGAATGACTTACAGAAACTAGAAGCACGAATAAATAAGCTACGCAAAAATCTAAACGAACCACTAAGAATAGATACAAGAGTATCAAAAATACAAGAAAAGATAGCCAAAAGCAAAGATGCTCAAAAAGCATCAATGATCGAAACTAGAAGATTAGGAGATCAAGTACAGAAATTAGCTGATAAAGGACTGAAAGTAGACAAAGCACGGGCAGCTATAAAGAAAGCAGCAGCATTAGATTCTAAAAATCAATTAAAAGCAGCAGCAAGTCAAAGAAAGATAGCTCAAGATGAACTAAAAATACAAACTGATATAACCGAACAGGTAGCAAAAAGAAGTCAGTTGATTGCTTCGGGTAAGTTTGCAGGAGGAAGAAACTTCGGACAGATTGGTGGATCTATAGGACCAGCTTTACCGCCAAGTGCAGGAAGAGCAGCAGGAGGTGGGAGAAGAGGATTTGATTTTCAGAGTGCACTAATAAGTGGTGGCTTCCCTCTATTATTTGGTCAAGGTCCTTTTGTTGGTGCTGCTGGTGCATTAGGTGGCGGTATCGGTGGAATGTTTGGACAGATGGGTGGTTTTGCAGGAGGTATCGCAGCAACTACAGTAGCTCAGACAATCCAGGCATTTACAGTAGAGACAGGAAAACTTGGAGCAGCTTTAAATGATGCAACAAAAGATGTAGAAGCAGTATCAGCAGCATTAGGAATTACTGGAACGGAATTTGAAAAGAACCTCAGAACTCTGCAAAAATTAGGTGGCGAAGAAGCAGCATTTGAAGCAGCTAGACAAAAAATGATTAACCTTGTAGGTAAAGAAGGTGTAGATGCTCTACAACAGTTTGGTAAAGGAACTACAGAGTTAGCAAATCAATTTACAATAGCAATGACTCAGATGAAAGCTGGATTAGCCTCATTCTTACAAGCAACTGGAGTAGGTAGATTTTTAATAGATAGAATGACATCTGCTAATTTAGTAAGACAAGCAAAAACGTCTACTGATGTTAACGTTGTTAAAGCTAGGGAGATAGCAGACGCTTTTAATGTGGGACCACTTTTTAGGTCTAAGGAACAAAGACAGCTTGTACAGGAATCAGGTTTTAAAAACTTTTTTGAGGCTATTGAAAATGTAGAGGAACAGCAAAAAATAGCAAATAAGAAGGCAGAGCAAGCTGAAATTGATAAGCTAATGGCAAGCATACAAAAACAGAGAGTAAAAAGTATATCTGACGAAATAGCATTACTTGAAAGAAGTTTTGGAATGACATCAGATGAGTTTGAAATAGAAAAACAAATAATGCAGATGAAAGAAGATGGCGAAATAAAAGATGAAGCTGAAATCCGCAATAAACTTAAGCATCTACAAAATTTACAAAAAGAAAGACAGTTGGCTGAAGAAACAGCAGCAGCATTTGAAAGAATGTCTCAGTCAATAGCAACTGACATATCACAGGGAATCCAAGGTTTAATCCGTGGAACGTCAACACTCAACGATATGCTCAACAATGTACTAAATAAACTGATAGACGCAGCTTTCAACATGGCTTTCTTTGGAAATATGCAGGGCACATTAGGAGGTGGAGGATTATTTGGTTCAATACTTGGTGGACTTGGAAGTATATTTAATCCTACTCCTGCACCTTTAGGAATGGTGCAGGGAAACTTTATGCCTTCTAATCCTAATTTTAGAGGAGCTAAAGCAGCAGGAGGTCCAGTAAAAGGAGGAAGTCAGTATCTTGTGGGAGAACGTGGACCAGAGCTATTTACACCTGGAGTTTCTGGTATGGTTACACCAAACCATGCACTTGGTGGATCAACAAACATAGTTGTAAATGTAGATGCTTCGGGATCTAATGTAGAAGGAGATGAAGAAGAAGGAAGGCAGTTGGGCATTGCATTGTCAGCAGCGATAGAATCAGAATTAATTAAGCAAAAACGACCTGGAGGTTTACTTGCATAATGGCTACTTTTCCATCAATCACACCAACATACGGACAGCAGAAAAGATCCGCACCATTAACTAGAATAGTGCGTTTTGCTGATGGTTATGAACATAGAATTTTATTTGGACTAGCTGCTCATCAAAATCCAAAAGTTTACAACTTTACTTTCAACGTATCGGAAACAGATGCAGACACTATAGAGGGCTTTCTTGATAGTCGTGCCAATGATAGTGCCAGCTTTACTTTTACTCCACCAGGAGAAGGGTTTACAAAAACAGGAACTTGGACACAATCAGGAACAACTACTGTTACTGTTTCAGTTACAAATCATGGTCTTGCAATAGGTGACGTTGTAACTATGACTTTTACAGGTGTTAACGACCCTGTTGATGGGAGTTACGTAATAGCAACTGCCGCAGATCAAAATACTTTCACTTTTACTGGTACTACTACTGGTACTGGAAATGGAACTGTATCAGTTGTTTTGTCTGGTGCTGGTCAATATGTTTGCGAAAACTGGACAAAATCTATACCATATAACAATAGAGCAACAATTCAAGCAACATTTAGAGAGGTGTTTGAACCATGAGCAGTTCTGCTATTGTTAGCAATCTTCAGAACATAAATCCATCATCGGTAATAGAATTATTCACACTTGCACTGGATAACAATTTACATGGAGCGACTACAGTTTATAGATTCCATGCTGGCTCATCTTTAAAAGATAATGGAGAAGTAGTTTGGGCAGGGAACACATATCAAAGATTTCCTGTAAAAGCCGAAGGTTTCGCATTTACCAAAGGACAATTACCTCGCCCCACTTTGACAGTAAGTAATGCTTTAGGAACAATTACATCTATTTTACTTACAGTAAATGCCACAACCACTGGAAATGATCTTACTGGTGCAACTGTTACTCGTATAAGAACTTTGGCAAGATTCATTGACGCTGTTAATTTTCCTGGAGACATAAATCCTTATGGAACACCAGATGCTACAGCAGAGTTTCCACAG